GCAACGAAGACAACCCGCGCGCCGTCTATGAATGGGTCTTGCGCTGGCTGGCCTATCCGATTCAACACCCCGGCGCGAAGATGCACAGCAGTCTGGTGTTTCACGGCACGCAAGGCACCGGCAAAAACCTCTTTTGCGAATCGATCAAAGCCATCTACGGCCCCTATGGCCGCATCATCGATCAAAACACCCTCGAATCGCAATTCACCGATTGGGCCTCTAAATGCCTGTTCGTCATCGCCGACGAAGTGGTGGCCCGCGCCGAACTGTTTTCTACCAAAAACCGCTTGAAGGGCATCATCACCGGCGAAACCATCCGCATCAATACCAAAAACGTCGTGCCCTACGACGAACGCAACCACATGAATGTGGTTTTTCTGAGTAATGAAGTGCAGCCGCTCTACCTGGAAAGCAGCGACCGCCGCCATTGCGTCATCTGGACCCCGGAAAAGCTCGGCCGAGACTTCTATCAGGAAGTGGTCGCCGAAATCGCCGCCGGCGGCATCGCCGCCTTGCATGATTATCTGCTCAACGTCGACCTCGGTGATTTCCAGGTTAATACCGATCCGCCCAACACCCGCGCCAAACGCGATCTCATCGTGCGCGGCCTCGATTCGGTAGCGCGCTTTATCAACGACTGGCAGGCCGGCGAAGTCATCCACGGCGAGGAAGGCAAGGCGATTCCCTTCTGCCCTGCCGGCTCGGCGGCGCTCTATCGCATCTATCTGGACTGGTGCAAAAAGAACGGCGAAACACGTCCGCGCGCCGAGAATCAATTCAGCGGTGAAATCGTCAAGTTGCCCGGTTGGTTCAAAGGCTACAAGGATCGCCACAAATCCTACACCGACCCGGCCATCGTCCGGCAGCGCTTCATCGCGCCCAGCACCGAAGCGCTCGACGCCGCCATCAAAGATGGCCAGGCCAACTACAAGCGCAAGGAAGGCGAACTGGCCGCCGATTATTTCACGCGCTGTTATTTCGATTTCAACCTGGCGGCGGGATTATGAGCCAAAAACGCACGGGTGCACGCCTCACCGCACGGGTCACCGCACGGGTACAACCCGCGCCAAATCTAGGGGTGCACGGGTGCACGGGTAGAAACCCCTCCCGCAGGCGCGTAGGCACACACACCCGCGCACACACGCCCGCAGGAATAATTTTTTCTCGTACACGCCACGTCATACCCGTGCACCCGTGCACCTCCTGTATCCGTGCGGCACACACCCGTGCGCTTACCCGTGCGGCGTGCTGTGCACCCGTGCGCTCGCGCGCGCCTTTCTACTCCTACCCTCATCCATAGAAAAAAGAAAATGACTGGAACCTTGACGCAAAGCGAATTCGCCCGGTTGAAAGGCTGGAACCGCGGCACCGTCTCGCGCCTCAAGAGCGCCGGGCGCCTGGTCATGGCCGGCGACCGCGTCGATGTCGAAGCCTCGCTGGCCCTGATCGAACAGACGCGCGCCGGCCGCGATGATGTCACGGCGCGCAACGCCGCCGCCAGGGCCGCGCAAACCGCCGCGCCGATACCAACCCATCAACCCGACGAAAAAAACGCGCCAGCGCTCGACGTCGACCGCCTCGATAGCGTTGCCGGCGACGACATCAGTCTGACCGAAGTCAAACGGCAGATATTGCTGCTCGATCTGGAAACGCGCAAGCGCGAAGCCAAAAAGCAGGCCCGCGAACTGTTTACCCTGGCCGAAGTCGCCGCCGGCTTCGATGACGTGATCGCCTTCACCCGCGCCGGCATCGAAAACCAACCGAACCGCATCGCCGCCGACCTGGTCGGCAAGGATCACCCGACCATTACCCGGCTATTGCAGGAAGACGCCCAGCGCATCATGAGTGACCAGCACCGCGAGATCACCCGGCAACTCGACAACCTGGCGAAGGGGGAATAAGCCGTGACTGAGTTTCTTGAATATCTATGGTTGTTTCTGGTGATTATGGGCGGCGCGTTTTACCTGCTCGCAGCGCTCAGTTGTGGGCATGCTGCGATGATGCCGAATTGCCCGCCGCCGCCGCCGGCGCCGAACAAGGCGAAATGATGCACCCGCTCGCCCTCAACGCCTTCGCCCGCGGCTGGAAACCGCGCCGTCGCCTGAACGTCTCCGATTGGGCCGACGAGCATCGCATCCTGGCCAGCGAGGGCAGCGCCGAGCCGGGCCGCTGGCGCACCGCGCGCAATCCGCCGATGCGGGAAATCCTCGATTGTCTGTCGGAGCATGCCGGGCATAGTCAGGTCGTGCTGATGAAACCCTCGCAATGGGGCGGCACCGAAATCGGCGTTAATTGGCTGGGCTACATCATCACCCATGCCGGCGGCCCGGTGGCGGTGGTCATGCCGACAGAAAAATCCCTGAATGACTGGATGGCGCAGAAATTCGACCCGATGGCCGCCAACACGCCGGCGGTGTCCGCCGTGCTATCCGTCAAAAGCAACGCATCGTCGGACAACTCCGCCCAGCGCAAGCGCTTCCGCGGTGGCATTCTCTACGCCAAAACCGCCGGATCAACCGCCGAACTCAAGGCCGCATCCTTGCGCTATGCCCTGGCCGACGAAGTCGACGAATGGTCGCGCGACGGCAAACAGGGCGGCGCCTTCGATCTGCTCAAAATCCGCACCTCGGCCTTCTGGAATTCGACCCTCTTTGCCGTCTCATCGCCGACGGTGAAGGATGCCAGCACCATCGAGGATTTATTCGAGAAGGGCGACCGCCGCCGCTGCTACGTCGCCTGCCCGCATTGCGGCGCGCGCATGCTGCTGGCCTGGCCGTCGCTGCAATTCTCCCGTGCCGCCAATGACCGCGGCGTCGTGAGCAAAGCCTGGATGGTCTGCCAGGCCAATGGCTGCATCATCGAGGAACACGACAAGTCGGCCATGTTGGCCGGCCACGCCTGGGTCGCGGAAAACCCCGAAGGCCGTTACCCGTCGTTTCATATCAACGCCCTCTATACGCCGACCGGCCTCGGCCCATCCTGGGCGGAACTGGCGCAGGAATGGATCGACGCCCAGGACGACATCACCAAACTGGTCGTCTTCGTCAATACCCGCCTCGCCGAACCTTGGGCCGACCGATCCCGCGACATCAAGGCCAACGCCATCGAATCGCGCGCCGAACCCTACCCGCTGCGCACCCTGCCCGACGATTGCCTGATCCTCACCGCCGGCGTCGACGTCCAGGATAACCGCGTCGAGATTCAAATCCTCGGCCACGGCAAGGGTGGTCGGGTCTGGACCCTGGATTATCACGTCCTGCCCGGCAACCCGGCCGATGAGGGACTATGGGAACGGCTCGCCGATTATCTCAACGCCGCCGAATTCACCAATGCCGGCGGCGCCAGCCTTAAGCTCGAGGCCACCGGCATCGATACCGGCGGGCATCACACCCACGCCGTCTATCAATTCGTCCGCAGCCGCCGCGTCCGCCGTGCCCTGGCCTTGAAGGGCGCCAGCACCGCCGGCCGCATGATCCTTGGCAAACCTTCGGCGCAAGATGTCACCTGGCGCGGCGTGGTCGCCAAAAAGGGCGTCTCGCTCTATACCGTTGGCACCGACACGGCTAAGCATCTGCTCTACAACTGCCTGCACGACGATGCCGACAAGGCGCCGCAGGATCGAAAAATTCGTTTCTCCAACCAACTCGATTCGGCCTACTACGAACAACTCACCGCCGAAGCCTTTAACCCGCGGCGCAACCGCTGGGAACTGAAAAAGGGGAAGCGCAACGAAGCGCTCGACACCTGGGTGTATGCCCTGGCCGCAGCGCATCACCCGGAACTCTATGTGCACAAATGGAAGGCCGCCGACTGGGCGCGGCGCGCCGCCATGCTCACCGCCACACCCGCCGCGGCCGCCGGTCCATCGCCGGCACCGCTGCCGCCCATCACACCGCGCCGGCCGCCGGCGCCTCCCGCTGTCCCCTTCGTCAAAAGGTGGTGATCCATGTTTGATCCGGTAATCGATTTGATGATGCGCATCAAGGCTGCCGAGCCAAGTTTTCCTGATTGGAAATTGACCTACATCGAAAAGCAGTTTCGCGCCGACTGGGGCGGCGATCGGCAATGGATTTTCCCGCAGGGAAAAATCGATCGCGCCGCCCGCGACCAGCGCATCGTCGAAACCTACCGCGCCGGCAATCTAACAATGGCACAAATAAGCCAAAAATTCGGCCTGAAAACTGCGCGAATCGGGCAAATTATTCAATCATCTAGACTAATCCAGCAAAACGCCCTAAACACTAGAAAGTTAGCCGGTAGCATCAAGCCATGACCTATACCCTCCCGACCACCGAACCGGCGGTGTTGCGCGCCGGCGATTCCTGGCAATGGCAGCGCACCGACCTCACCGATTACCCGCCGGCCGCCGGCTGGGCGCTGGCTTATACCCTGATCAATGCCAGCAGCAAGATCACCATGGCCGCCACCGGATCTGGGACCACCTACACGGTCA